TTCCCCGTGTATTGAGTGGCAGAGAGAACTTGAGTACCAGCAACCTTTAAAACTTTTCCTGATGCAAGATCAATATGTTCTGAACTTGTCCATGAATCTGTTGAATCGACCCAATTCCATGTTTTATCTGTATCACTTCCAGCATCTACCGTTAACCCTGCACCATCTGCCGCTGCATCATTAGCCGCACCTTTTGCAATCTCTATATTTTTATCTGCCACCGTCAAGGTTGTACTTGAAACAGTGGTTGTAGTGCCAGAAACAGTTAAGTCACCAGCAATCGTTACTAAGCCAGCAGAGCTAACAGTTAATCGTGTTGATCCACCTGTAACGATTTGAAGTCCATTAGCTCCACTTGCCGCTATTCCTGTATCAGGATCTCCAGAAAAAGCTATAGAAGGTGTAGAAGTACTTCCTGCTGGTACATTTGTTAAAAGATCTTCGTAAGTAATCTTTTTGTTTTTATCCCCATCAGCTGACTCGCTTAGATCCAGAATGGGTAATACATCACTTGCCGCTGGTGCTGTTAAAGCAGTAAGAGCACTTATCTTTTTGTTTGTCATAATTAGTACCTGATGACGTACATCATTGCAATGTTTCTTGGTCTTGTCTCAGTAGAAGTAGTAACACTCCTTGAAGCATCAAAAGATAAAGTACCTCCCTCGTTACCATCAGGATCACCAGGCGTTAATCCTGTATTTGGATTAGTGCTACTTTTCCATAAAGCACTATCTGAAGCCCCAGAAGCATTTCCTGCAAACTGTTCTGAGATTGGTCCGACAGAACCAGTGATATTTTCTATTGCAAATCCCTGAGTACTGGCAAAGGCTCTTCCACTATCAACTCCAGCACTGTTATCCCAGCCTCTTAAGAAGTTTCCCCTGGTGTCAGGTAAGGCAAAAGTTGTACTTCCATTTCCTGCCCCCCAGGTAGTACCAATAACCGCAAATAAAGATGCATAAGTATTCCTACTAATTAATGCTCCGTTACACTCTAAATACCCAGAAGGCACCGTTGTAGTTGCCATCGCAAAGACAGAACCAACTGGAGTTGTATCACCAAGATTTAACCAACTAGATCCGTTATATGTTTCATGTTGAGAAAGTGTTGTGTTCCATCTTGTGTCACCTGTCGTTGGAGAACCTGGCCTTTGAGCTGTTGTTCCTACCGGTAATTTTAATCTTGATGTCCCAGAAACAGAAACTTCAGGAGCTGTAACCGTTCCAGTGAATGTTGGTGATGCAATTGCGGCATGAGCAAGGTTAGTTGCTGTTAAATCACCAAAACTAATCCAAGCATTATTTGCTCCATTCCTTATTTTTAAAAGATTATTTGTTGTATCAGCCCATAATTGATAAGCATAAGTAGTTGAAGGTTCAGAAGATCCACTTGATAGTGTTCCTAATGCCATTAACTGACTGTTTATGTCAGCACGTGTTGTGGCTCCGTTGGCATTCGCTACAACAAAATCGGCTTGACTCATTTAACTAATCTCCTTTCCATGACCACTGGCTGAATAATAGAAGGAACGAGCAACAGCACTACTGCCATTCTTAAACGTAATTGTAAAGCCTGTTCTACTTAATGATGTAACTTCGTAAAAATCTCCAGACTGAGAATTTGTAGGCGTGATTGAAATTGAAGGTGTTTCTTTAAATGGATTAGTAAAACTTACAGAATAAGCAGATGATCCTGTCGTTAAAGGACTAGATATAGAAGCTGATCTTCCTTCTGCTTCTAATACCACTCCTAACTCAGTGATTGCAATGTTTTGGTTGGTGTCTGAACTCGTTAAATTTACCTTGAATTGAAAAGCTCTTCCTCTTACTAAGACATTACTCGCTTCTTTCCATGTGCCCCAAGTAGGAGAACTAGAAGGATTATCATTTGTTGCTCTTAAATAAACAATTGCATTGCATTTATCTGCACTGATCGCACCAACATCATCAATATCTCCCCATGTATCAAATAAATCTGTTCGTGAATCCCAAAGACTATTTAAGTAGTAACTACTTGCTTTTAATCTTTTTTTGATATTTACATCGTAAACATGAGATAAATCAACAGCAGTATTAAATGTATAACTTCCTGATGCAGAAGTTGCACTGCTACTTTCAGTAAGCCTTAAGGCATCTAAAGACGCATCATAAATAGTATTTGTTTTTGCTCCTGAAAAATTAGGAGTCTCTTCATCAATTGTTTGTAGAACTAAACGATCTGTAGGGGCTGGAAGAGTATTCGTGACTCTTGAAGGATCCCAATCACTTTCATTCGAACCAGGTGATGACGATTCTCTTCCTCCATCATCTTCAAACTTTAAAAGATATGTTCCAGTTAGATTTGGAACTTGTTTTTGTGTCTGTGATCCAGTTGCCGCCACAACAACAGTCTGAGCGTCTTTCCATTTTGCATTTGCAGTAAGAGAAGAATGCCTAATAAGAACTTTTCCTCCAAGTAAAACATCAAGTTCTGTTGATCTATCCCAACTTAAAATGGCACTTGCTTGATCGATTGGAACCAGATTCACTCCTGTAACGGCTTGAGGAGTTGCAGTTTTTCCTACAGCATTAAAAGGATTTAAATTTGCAGGTTCAACTGACCTTAAACCTGAAGCACTTACTGAATAAACTTCAATATAATAAGAACCTTCAACAGTATCCAAAATCTCAAAACTATTACTCCCTTCTACAGTTCTTGTACTCCAATTACCATCTTCATATCTCCATCTTACTAAACTATTATCAGTATAACTTGTCCAACTAAGTTGTATTTTAACTCTAGCAACTCCAGTGTTTTCATAAATAGTTTCTAATCCACTTAAAGAAACTGGAGAATCAGGAACTTGATCTAAATTAGTAACATCTCTCTCCTCTAAAAGAACTCCAGACTCTATATGTTCAAACTTTCCTGCGTTATATTGCAATGCTGAAATTACATAATTTGAATCATCTTGTTCTGTAACAGAAATAACTCTCCATGTTGAAGGTTGAATTGCATCAGCTGTTGTTGTTGTTTCATATACCCAAATTGAATTATTTACAGGAGCCGCACTAAACGCAACGGAAACAGTAATTACTTTTCCAGAAATTCCACCAACTTCTTTTCTTTCTACTGTTCCGTCATCAAGAATTACAGATAAGAAAGGTGTTTCTGTAGAGTTATAAGTAATGCCCGTTATATCATCAACAGTAACAGCTGTAGTGGTTGCACTTACAATCCTCCCTCCTCTTCTACTCCCAGACCTCAGCTCATCTGCAACCTCTATTATTTGTCCAGGTCTTACAATTGCACCTGCATCAATACCAGTAGTAAAAGTACAAACTTCACGTTCCACATTCTCCATATATAACAACCATCGGCCAAGGCGTTCAGCTTGTCCTCTTGAAGTACACGCAAAGGCATCAATTTGTTTAACAACTGATCCGTAACGTGCCATGTTTGCAGTGTCTTTTACTTCTTGATAATTAATATCTCGAAGATCAAGATCCATATATTTAACAACTGCTACTGTGGCTCTTGTTTTTTGACTGGAATTTGCATAAGTAAAACCTGGTTGTATTACATTTGCAAGATTAAATAAATAACTAGTATCTCTAGGACTATCTTGACCAAGAGTTAAACTTCCTGCATTCCAAAAGGGCATTGCCCTAAAGATTGAACACATTTGGTTAATAACATTGTAAGCTTCTGAAGCAGTCTGAATATTAATATTACAACTAAATCTTGGTTCTGTTGTACCTATTCCTGTTCCATCATCTATAAGCTCTGAACAATATTGACTGCATGTATAAAAAGAAAATTTATCTAGTTTATTTTCATCTAAATGGTCCCCTAAACCATAACGACTACTGGTAAGAAGGTTGTATAAACACCAGGAAGGATCACTAGTCCATTGAGCACTTCCTAGAGTGCCATTGAAAACTCCACTATAACTAATACTCCCATCTGCTCTAACAGTTCCATTATGAGGTATTTTGCATTTAATACCCTTAATTAAATATTTTCGAGAAGGAATAGCACTGAATTGTTCTGCATCTAAACGGATGCCAACTAAAGCTGAATTATTATAAGTACGCTGGTCATATTGAATTTCTGTATAACTATTCCATTGGATTTCATTATATAATTGATCAGGATTACTGCTATCAGCAGTTATTCTGGTTACTTTTATGTCAACAGGAAAAGCTCCTGATAAATTAATAAGAAATTCTCTCTGATATAAATCAGCCGTTCTGCCTCGAATCTTTGATCCGTTTTGAGCTGTAATAACATCTGTATATCCTCCACTATTGTATTGAACAGAAATTTTAAACTCAACAACTTCACCATAAATATCACCCTTGTCAGAAATTCTTTGTAATGAAGGAATACTAATAATTACTTTTACAGCATCTACATTTGTATCTGTTACTTGAACAATTCTAGGCGTTGCTTGGACAACAGTACTAAAACCTGTTCCTTTAACAGAAGCAATGTTTTCTGTAAGAGGAATAACTGTTTGATTTGCAGTCCCTTTCCTTTCCTCCCAGGAAACATCTGTAAAGTTATAACTTCCATCCGTTGCTTGAAGAGGTGTGTTATTTAAATAAATAGATTTCGCACCATCTGCTAATCCTTCAATTTCTCCTTCAGAGATAAGATCAAGGACTTTTGCATATTGTTTGCTATCTAAATTGTCTTTATCACGATGAGGTGCTTTACCACCTTTATCACCGCCTTTTCCACTTCCACCAGAACCTATAACATAAGTCATACTGCTACCTGGTTAGTGTCAATTGCTGCTGAAACAACAATCGATCCAACAAACACTTTTCCATAACAAATAGGTACGGGAACACCAGCTCTAGATACATTACCTGTCCCAGAAAATGAAAAAGAATTTTTAGGATCTTGCATTGAATCAGGTGTATCTGGAACAGGTGTCAAAGATTGAGCTACTCCTGTCAAGATCAAATACATTCCCACATTTGCAAGTATTGCTGAACCAGCTGCCCATGCAGCAGTTCCAGCGGCGGTTCCAGCTGCTGCAACTCCAAAACCTCCACCTGTAAAAGCAATAGAACCAGGGAATAAAATAGCTGCACCTATAATCGCCATCCCTAAAAGAATTTTTCCACTCCCTCTTCCAGATCCTCCAACAACAGGAACAATACTAATGTCGCTGCCTCCTACGGGATAATGCAATTCTTCTTCTGTCATTTCCCATTCTTCTGCTGATATTTTGTAATATTGATCTCTCATGTGAGATTCTAATTCAGGCCAGTTTGCTAATAAAAAACGAATAGCTTCAGCAGCACTATTTACATCAGCCTCTAAAACTCTGTGGCCGATAAATTTCGCAAGTTTTCCATAGAGTTTGACTTTACGAAGCATATCGAATCCTCTTTCCCATACAGTTTAATAGCCATTCTCCCATTTGGTCACGGGATGACAGTCTATTCTCAAGGTGATGCAACACAGTATTTCCTTCTAAATACACTCCAATATGATTTAAACCAGAACTAGAAATACTAAAAAGAATTAAATCACCTTTTTCTAATTCTTCTCTTGGTAATAACTCTCTGAATCCTGTATCAGCCCAACAACGATCAAACATTGGATCGTTTATAAATTCATTGGAATCAATAGGTCTATCCCAGTCTTTTAAAATTATTCCCAATTCTTCTTGATACCAATCTCTACATAGACTCCAACAATCGTTTACGCCCCAAACCCATTTCCTACCTATTAGCGGTGCCTTATATCCACAAGGTTCACATTCACCCCAAGATTCTATTACAGGATTAACGATCCACCATTTTAATCCTGATTTCTCACAAGCGACACGATCTGCTTCACTTGGTTGAGGTTGTGTTGTTGGATGAGAATGGAAAACTCCAACAATCTCTCCAAGATCTTCTGCTTCTGCCCAATCTTTAGGATTAATAATAAATAAATCTTGTTGTCTTGGCGCAATATTCAAACAGGGATGATATTTTTTCTTGCCTTTTATAATAACAATTAAACCGCAAGCTTCCGATGGATGCTCGCTTCTTGCATGTTCTAATGCCTTTTTCTTCCAGGTCATGAGAAGAATGTTCCAATACCAGGAAACTCTTCTGAAAGCACTTGTCTCTTGGGTATCCTTACTCCTTCTAGATCAAAACTAGCAGCTAGTTCAAATTCAACGCCAAGCCTACTTTCACCTGATTTCCTGTCAATATAAAAGATTTCCGTTGGAAATAGCATTGAAGAATCTGGCGTAGAATGAGGATTGGAGCCACCTTCAAGTAAAAATAAAGACCCTGATTCTAAAAGTAAATTATTTCCATCTTCTGCAAGTAAATTTCCAGAGCTAAAATTCTCTCCGTCAAGATATCTCTCTAAAGTTCTTAATCTTGTTACTTTTGCTCCTTCTAATCCTTGAGGTAAGGTAAGAAGTAGTGTTGTTATAGTCCCTAAAATATTAGAGATCTTTAGCGTGGGTCGAGGTAAAGTCTTACCAGAATAATCAAAACCTTCTGCTTCAATAGGCATTCTTGTATAGCTATTCCCATTGAAAATTACATTGCCATTTTCATCCTCACTTACTCCATTATGAAACCTATAAACATCATTGGAACCATGAATTGCTGTTACTAATTCTAATTCAAACAATTCGATAATATTACTTGGATTTGGCTTTAAAATATCTGCATAAGTAGCACTAACAGCAGTCCATATAACTTGATTGTCTACAGTTGAAGAGCCAAAAGTTGATGCCCAAACAGGTTCAGATGATCCTGATGTTCCAGCAGTCGTTACTTTATAATGAACACCTGTAGATTCAGTTGTAGAAGCCTTTCTTATATCGCCAACAATATAAGTAGTGCTAGCGGCCCATGTTGCTACTGCTGCCATTAGGGTTCAAATACTTGTCTGAAAGTAGCATTAAGAGTTGCTCTTCCTTTAGTGCTAATACTTTTCGACCAATTTAAACAAATAAATTTATATGTTGTGCCTGCTGATTCATCTAAAGGATCCCAATCAAATGACGCTCCATCATCTACCCTTGCGATGAAAAATGTTTCTAATGTATCTGCATCTGTTTCAGAAATATTGTTCCATCTTAAATTCCATGAACGAGGATTTACATTTAATCCCCATTTTAATCGCTGCATATAACCATCATTAAACTGAACGACCTGAACGTTTGGAGCAGATGTTTTTTGTGCTCCGTAACTAGGAGTAATGGAAGGTAAAGTAGCCATTATGCAAGGATTCCTCCGCTACGTTTCTGCTTGATTAATTCCGATTGTATTGCAGCTGCAATCATTCGACCCAACATCCTTCCTTGATCTTCGTCTCCTTCAACGGATGAACCTGAAGCGTCTACATTTACCACAATATTTGTGCCTCCTATTTTGTCATTAGCCGTTATGTTGCCACTTGCTCTTGGCGTAAATATTTCTGGGCCTTTTTCTCCAACGAGATAAGAAGTGCCTCCTGAAACTGGTCCACCTCCTGCTCTCTTTCCTCCAACGGCATCTCCAAAAGAAATACTGCTTCCTTTTGTTTCCTTGAACTTATAACCTCCTGCATCCCAAGTGGACCAATCAGTAGGTGAAGGACCGCCTCCAAAAACCCCTTTAAACATTCCTAAAAATTGTCCTCTTATTTGTGCAGCTATGATCTGTGCAGTCATATCTAAGAAATGATCTGCTGTTCTTTGGAATAAATTTGCTAACGCTTCTTTCGCTGTCGTGCTGCCTTTTACTATTCCTTT